TGCATCATATTGTTTAGCAAAATCAATTGCTTTTTGTGATGGGCCACGAGTTCTGTTATACGCCTGTGTAAGTGCTTCAGTTATTTCAGGAACATTAGGAATATGGAAGAAAGACTTTTGAGGTGCATCCCAAAGAGGTTGCCCACCAATTTTCCAGCCATCTCCGCACAACTCTGCACTTGCAGCAAAATCTGAGACGATAACAGGAACACCGCACGCTTGAGCTTCAACAGTTGGAACACCAAAACCCTCACCATAAGAAGTTGCGAGCAACACATCCATTTGAGAATAAATCGCTGCCATAGTTTCCTGACTCAAACCTGTGCGCAATAAATACGGATCAGCAAACACAACCTTTTCAACAGGAATACCAACAGACAAAATTAAATCCATTAACCTGATACCACCTAAAGCACCAGAAGCATCAGAATGAATGTAAAGAATTGCGTCATCATATTTTTGGGCAAACATTGAGAAAGCCAACAAGTTTTCACCAAACGCCTTTCTGTTCGGCATCACACCTTTATTAGCAGCGTTCATACCAACCACAAAACGGTCTTTCGGTAATCTCATAAACTCTTTAGGGTTAATTGATTGACCATCAGCAATAAATATTTTCTCAGTTGGCTTAAAAACTTTTTCAACAGCGTGAGGCACATACCAAGACTCAATACCAACATTCTCAAACATTGCTTTACCAAACTTGCTCATAGCAATCGGGTAAACGTTTGGAAGTCTGCACCAAGCTGAAACATCAGGTGGTGCGGGAACGTGATCAACAGGAGTCCAAGAAGCAACAGGCCATTCGCCCCACTTCTCACCCTTAAACACCCAAACATCAAACAAAGTCATCAACAAATGTTCAGCATCTTTATCCCGCACAACCCAATCGTGCATATGTGCAGGAATAACATCATTAGACCATTGCTCCATACCGCGAGGATAAATAGGAACAGGGCCACTAGGAGTATTCCAAGTTGTTGTTGATGCTTCTAAACCATAATTTGCAACAATGGCAACATCATTATTATCTTTCTTTAATCTTGGAATCACTTGTGCTGTTTGTTGACCGTAACCAGTTGAAGCCCAAGGTGCATTAGAAACCCAGAGAATACGTCTAGGTGGATTTAATTTATTTTTCATTGCAGAACTAATAATTGCTTTATTGATTGCAGAATCTTTTTTATTCACGCAGGACTCCATATGAACGCAGGGTGTCCCCCACCTTATTACAGATGGGGGACGAGGTATGTCTAGGACACGGCCTGCGCTCCGTGTCCCAGAACTTTTTTCAAATCAAAAACTCGGTTTAGGAGTTGCTTGACTTGTAGTATTTAACGTGGCTTGTTTGAATCAAGTTACCGTCAACACGGAATGTAGCTCTGAAAGTTACAAGGTCTGTGTTGAAAGCAAAATCATCAGAACGATCCAGTTTGATTCCGCCAACTTGTCTTACATAGTAACTAGGTAAGTTGCCAAATATGACTGGTCTAACAGCGGATGCAGCGGTTGCCATTGCTGGGTTTTCGTAAATTGGGTATCCAAGTAGCAAGTCGCGTGCTTCTGCTGAAAGAGATGGTTGGAACAAATATTGTCCAGCTGTATCTTTCAACTTACGAACTGCGCCAATGCTTGCGCCATTCATTTGGAATCCTGTTCCTGCAAGTCTGCGACCTGAAGAATCAACAGAATAAACTAAATCAATTAGGTTATCTGCTGTTGGATTTAATGAAGTTCCCACAAGTGCTGAACCTGCACGAGTAACTAAACCGTTAGGTTCAACTGTTCCTGTACCTGTTGTTAGCGCTGTGTTAACTGAGTATCCAAGTGATTGACCAACTTGACTTGCTAGGAAGCCAAGAATATCCACACCTGAATCTTCAATCAATTCACGAGAAACTTGGGTCAAGAATGAATACTTGAAAGCACCCAAAGTTACGAATGAATTGAATACTGGATCAGATTCGCCAATAGCAGTACCTTCTCCAGCGATTGTGCCAGATGAGTATGTGCCGATTGATGGGATTTGTAGGTTTTCTCCACCAGCTGTATTTAAGATGGTTGAGGTTTCCAACATTGGGCCAGATTGTCTTGCAAGCAAGATAACTTGGTTGTAGAAAGAAGTTGGAACTGGTGCGCCAGTTGAAGTTTTTAAAACATCTCTCTTTTCGAAAGTGTGTGAACGAACTTCACCTCTTGCCATTGCACGGATTGCTTCAGCGTCATCATTTTGTGATGCAACTTCTGCAACTGGACGTGCTTGGTTTTCTAATCCACGCATTGCTTCTGCGGCACGCATTTCGCGGTCTGCATCTGCCTTTAGTGTTTCGATTACTTTTGCTCTTGTATCTAGGTCAGCAGAAATACTTTCGTATTTTGCATTTTCCTCAGCAGATAAATCTCTTTTTTCTGCTGCTGCACCGTCAAGAAGTGCTTTGGCTTCGTGCCAAGCTTTTTGACGAGCTTCGTGCTGTTGTTTAATATATTCAGACATTACTGAACTCCTTATAGAATTGATTTGTATTCGTACATCTGCGAGGCTCACTCGACAGTAAATATGGTGGTGGCATCCACGCAACCACCATCAGTCTAACAAAGATTTAGCGTGTCTCAGAAATTTCTGTGATTCTTGTTTCTGCAATAGGGTTAAACTTTTTTGTTTCAACAGGTTTATCAAGATTTGCAACAGCTTCAGCCATATCGTCAGCAAAATCGGCAATAACACCTGATTCTGGGTTGCCAGCAGCCTTTAAGATTGCTTCTTTAATTTGTTGTTTGTCCATTGTTATACCGCCTTGAATAGTAGGTCAAGTTGTTTACGTTTAAGTTCCAACAGCTCATCAGCAGATGGTGTGTTCTCTCTCAACTTAGTAACAACTTCTTGCAATAAATCTGCTTGAATATCAGGTAACTTATCCCCTGATTCCAACTTGTTCAACGCATCAGCCAAAGCATCAGCATCAACATTTGTTCTAGAAGCCAAAATATCTAACGATCTAACAGAAGCAGTTGTTGCTTCATAGGCTGGAAAACCTGTAACAATAGAAACTTCGTGCAAACGAATCTCTTTTAATTGTCTGGTCATACCATCATCAGACCAAGAATCGCCTCTCGCTGGGACGGAGAAACCAAAAGACATTGAGTGAACATCTCCACGTTTCATAAGCACGGCCAAATCGCGACCAGCAGTTGTGTCAGGCAAAGTTGCTTCAGCCAATAAACCTTTTGAGTCCTCAGAAAGTCTCAAAGTTTTTGAACGAGTAGAAGCTAACACTTCATCCATATTGTGATTCTTGAAAAGCTTAACTTCGTTTCTTGCCTTGAGTGAACGTTTGAAAGCACCAGGCATAATTCTTTCAATGAAAGGTAGCGGCTCGGAATCACTATTGAACACAGCAGCGTAACCAGTAAATCTCATACCATCAGATTCGGTTGTGGTAACTCTTAGTTCAAAATCAACATCTGTTTTAATGCGGCGTTCAACTTTGTTCACAGTTTTTTCCTTTTCGCTCTTACTTGATTTTACATTGATTGTTGACCAACGTTGCATATTCTGTTTAGCATCTAACTGATCAATAATGCTTTGCGCATAACTTTGTGTTCTCTCAGCAGCACGTTTACTTGGCCCACTTCCCCAAAGCAAATGAGCAACAAGACCTGCACCTGGATAACCTGAATCACTTGAATCAGAATTTTGTGGTGCATCTAAATCAACAAGATGGCGAGCAATCCAAGGGGCGATTCTGCGCCACTTATCCTCAGACACACGACCCTCAGCCATATCTCGGGCTTCCTGTTTAGTTTTATCTGTTAAACCGTCGCCACCAAAACCTTGAGCATTAAGTTCTAAACCTCTGCGAGCAGCAGCACGCATATAAGCTGGTGCTTCTAAATTGACTGCACGTTCCTCATCAGGATTACTTTCATCACTAGGAACATCTGGAACATCAGGAACATCTAAAGCGGTTATGCCTAAATCTCTGTAAACTTTTCTCATTGTCGGATTGTTATCAATCGCAAGAATCACATTGTATTCCTTTAATAAGTTTTCTGCTGTCACTCTTTTGAAATCTGCTGTGTCAGCTGTTGAACCAGGGTTCATAAATAATCTGTCGTAGTCAATACCTAAATTATCTAATTGGCTAATTGTTGATTCACGGTCATCTACGTTGCGACCTGTGACAATAAAGATTTCTGTATCTTCCATATCATCAAGGAAGTTGTAAACTTTTTCATTTCTGCCACCTGAAGTAATTAGTGTCCCATCAATATCAACAATGACAGCCTGTGCGCCAGAATCAATACGTTCACCACCAGGAGTCATATCTTCAGCCAAGGAAATTGCTATCATCTGGTCAATAGCGGCTTGTTTAGTTGTATGGCATCCCATAACTTCGCCATCCTCTTTGATAGTTGCCCAACCTGAACAATCAGGAGATTTATCAGTAATGAAATACGGCATTAAATATCCTGCTCAAACCAAGCAATATCGCGAGAGCCTGAACCTGATAAACCATATAAAGAATTACTAGATAGTAAAGTTAAATCTAAATTCTCAGCATTGCTTAAATGAAAACCATTAGAACTAGAAACATTTGAACCACCAAGGTAAATTACCCCGCCAGAAGAATTATGCAAATTCAATTTTATAGGATTTGTGCTTGCTTTTTTAATAAGAACGGCTGTGGAAGCATTTGTTGTAACTACATTACTGGTTAAAGACATAACTCACCTTAAAGAAGCATCAATAATTCTGCTTCATCTTGTATTACTGAAAAGTCTATACGACTTTGAGCATTACTGAAAAGACCCGATAACTCTGATTGGCTGTTTCCAAAAATTGTTTTGACTAAAGGCTCAAGAGGTTCAAATTCATAGTTGATAATGATAGGTTTGATTTCAATTTGTTCAGGTTTCTTTTTATTTTGAACCTGGTAATAGCCATACCTTGAACCGTAATGTTGGTCTGGTTCAGGTGGATTAGGGCTAGTAGCATCAGCATTGGCAACCAAAGCACCTAACTCTGAAACTGCTGTCACATCAACTTCAGGCAAAGCCTCAATTGTTGCAATCAATGATCCGAGTAAAGATTGGGCTTGAGCTACTTTTGTGGCAACAGCAGAGGCTGAGGAACTTAACCCACCCAGATTAGTAGCACCTTGAACAAAATGTGCTACACCTGATTGCGCTACAGAACTGATAGCACCAAGTTGAGTTGTGGCTGTGACGTGAACTGTTGGTGTTGATTGAACTGTGGCAGACATTCCACCTAAAGCACTTGTGGCAACATCATTGACAACAATTGATGTGCCTGAACTTAAAACATTCGTGTCAAGTTTTCCACGCAGAGAAGAATCAAGAATTAAAGTTGGTGGTGTTGTTAAATAATCTGTATCAAGTTGTCCTGTGTCTAGGACAAATTTTGATGCCATAGTTTAACTAGCGACTGTTAGAGATGCTGTTAAAGAACCTGAAGCAATGGTGTAAGTGTCGCCTGCTGTGTAAGGGTTGCCTGTGATTGTTCCTGAGAACAAAAAGTTTCCAGCAGTTAAATTATCCCAAGCGGTAAAATGTGTTGCATCTTCTGAACCAGCAATGTTAGTCCAAGTAATGTCAGCATCTGAGGCAATAGCGCCAGCATTAGCAGCAGCGAAAGAAACAGATTTGCGTGTTGTTTCAACAGCAGGATTAGTTGTGCCATTAACACCAGGGTCGCCAACGTGCAACTTAATATATGGTGTTGCAACAGAATATGCGGTTGCATTACCTAAAGCGTTCAGAAAACTGTTAGCCAAATATGCGCTCAAACCTGTTGCCATTTACTCTCCACTTGTTTCTATGATTCTGACAATGTGATTGTTTTCGTCACGTTCAACAGTTCTAATCAAAGGCTTCGCATCAGGGGTATTTATGTTTACTGTCGGTGGTGCAACATTGATAACTGCTGGTGGAACATTAACAACTGTTTCAGGTATTTGCACATTGATTTCACTTGAACGAGTCACATCATAAACAGCAGTTGGGTCTTGTGGATCAATTTGTGCAACCTGTTGCAATTGTGTTGATGGAACTCCTGTGTGTGATATTGCTGGGAGTCCAAGAGCTGAAAGAACACTTGCTGGGTCAAAACCTGTTTGCACAAGTCTGGTTGCCATAGATACACGCTTGTCTTGTTCAACAACACTTGCTTCAATCAAGTTAATGTTTGCCAAAGGCACACGGAACTGGTCGCCTGCATCAACAGGTCGTAAGTCCTCAAAACGTCTAACATCATTCACAGAATAGAAACCTGCCTGCAAACCAATTGAGTAACCTTGGATTCTTGTTGTGAAGTCACCGCGAAGTAAACCATCAACATTGAACTTTAGGAACGCATCTGCTGGAAGTAAAGTTGAGTAGGCTTCTTCAATTTTTTCAATGTACGGTCTTAGAGTGTGAACAACAAAGTTAATGTTGTTTTGTTCAATCGAAGCATAAGATTGTGCGCCAGGTGTTGTAACACCAATCATATGAGGTGGGACACGGAACAGGCGAGCAATAGATTCAACTTGGAACTTTTGTGATTCCAACATTTGTGCTTCGTCAGGATTCACACCAGTTTTAGTGAACTTTGCGCCACCAGACAAAATGCCTGTCTTATGTGCTTTTCTGAAACCTCTGTGTGTTGAATCAAAACTGTTTTGCAAAGACTTAGCTTGTTCAGTTGTTAAGTTACCTGGGTATTCGATAACACCTGAAGTAGTTGATCCTTGACCAAAGAATCTTGCTGCAAAAGATTGCAAAGATGAAGCAAGTCCAAGATTTTCTTTCAATTCGTTAACTCTTGATAAACCTCTTAAAGCACCAGGTTTACGAATCTCTGTAAGGTGCAACATTTCTTTTGCTGAAACTATGCTTGATGAAGAACCATCAATTAGATATTCCATTTCACGCGTGGTTGCGTTTCTTTGAACTGTTACACGTTGTGGATCAAAACAAACAAGATTGGCAACATCACCACGACTATCACGATAGATACGGATGAAAGCATTTCCGTCAAGAAGTAAAGAAACAAGAACTTGTTGATAATGTTCTGTTCTCATCAAATCAACGTCAGGTTTTTGTACCCACGCTGGTCTTGGTCGGTAAGGAACACGATTGCCATCACGTCTGACAAAAGAATCAACTGGGAGTGTGGAAATGGTGTCAGAGATTAGAAGCACACAAGTATAAAACGGTGTAATTTTCATTGACGTATTTTCGTCAACTACTGCACCTGAGTCGGTTGTGAAAGCGTAAGAATCGCCTGCACCCCAAATGGACTGGAATGAGATAGCTCTCTTATCGAAACCAAACAAATTATTTAACATTACTTACTTCTTTCAAGAGATAAACCGACAAGAACAAAAGAGATACCCAAAGCTGTTATTCCTGCTGGGATAAAGACTAAACCTAGTCCTACTGAGATTGTTACTAAACCGATTGCTTGAATAATGGATGGAAGCAAAATACTCCTTATGCAAAAAACTGTGGAATCAAAGGCTCAGGTTCGTTTCGAGGAACTGTTGCCCTATCAAATGCAATGATACTAGCAACTGCAGCATCTATTTTTCTAGGCGAGCCACGGTGTTCTTTAACAATCCTTGGCCCAAGTCTATCAACTTTAACAACCGAGTTAGAGATATGACGTGCCAGTAAAGCATCACCATCTTGTGTAAGTTTTTGTGAAACAACAGCATCATAAAACTTTGCACAAGCGGGAATCATACGAGAAGCTGAAGTTGATGGCCACTCAACAATTGGTAAACCCATATCTTGTAAAACTTGCATTGTTCTTTGCCAACGGAACGGATCACAAGCTATTTCTTTAACATTGTGAAACTTAGAAAACTCAATAATGGCGTTCTCAACTTCTAAAGAATCAACACGCCAATCATCTGTGTCCTCTGGTTGTTTCTCCCAAGCCTGAACCATAAAAACGTGCGGCTCATCCTCAACAGTTACCCCAACAATTACT